AATCGGTTCCGGCGCAACCAGTGCGCGTCACGCCCGCGCAAACCAATGAGGGAAAGATGCCTGATTTCGTAGATTTGACGGGTAAAAAAGTCGGTGGGTTCACAATGCTTCGCCGCGCTCCAACCATCGGCGGCGTCACGTTTTGGCATGTGAAGCACGACGGCTGCGGTCACGAGGAGGACGTTTCATCGAGCGCGATCGCGTACTGCGTGAAGAACGGCAGCAAGCGACGTTGCAAGGAATGCGGCCCGACGCGGGCTGAACCAGCGAAGCGCGTAGTTGCCCCGCGCTCCGAAGCCACGCCAGCAGCTCCCGTCGCCCGCGCTCCGAAGCCACGCCAGCAGCTCCCGTCGCCCGCGCTCCGAGTCGCCGCTGCTAGCGCGCTTACGCATGAGTTTCCGCTGCGCCGCGACTTCACCGCGAGCGTCTCGCTGCCATCCGACCTCTCGAAATCCGACGTCCAACGGCTCTCGCGCTGGCTCGACGTTTTGGTCTTCGACGATGCCGGCGAGAGCTGAAGGCTGCGCATGAATGGCGGAGAACACAGCGTACCCGTCCCTGCTTCAGAAGCGGTGGACGTGTCTCGAAATGCTGAAGGCGGAAGCACTGCGTGCCGCGCGCGACTTCGAGAAGTGGGGCGAGCCAGCACGCGGGGCGCAGTGGCGCGCGGTGCTCGAGCAGCTGGGTACCCTCGACGATTTGGAGGAAACAATGCCAGCGCGTAAACCAAAGCTGACTGCGCAGCAGATCGAGGCGTTGCGCTTGTGTCTGGCACACCACGGTGGCCTGTCCGCCTACTCGATCGTTTCCGCGCTGGTGCCGGCGCTCCGTGAGCTTTGTGCGGGGCTTAGCGGCCTTTCGCTCGGGAATTTCCCGTGGGATCCGAGTGATTTCGGCCGCTGCCGCCGCGCGCTGGCGCTGATTCCTAACGGCGTCGATCGAATCTCAGAAGTCGCCGCACTGTACCCGTCGCGCCAGTGGGTCGCGCTCGCTGCATGCTGGCCAGAGCTCGAAGCGCTTTGGGTAGAAGAAGAGAGCCGCTCCGACCGCCGCATGCCGAAGCTTTACGCGCGAATCAGCAAGGCGCTCGGAGAGAAATGCTGACGCGTCCCAGAAAGAAGCTCTCGAAAGCGGCGTTGCTCAATAGGGCGCGCCAGCTCGTCGGGCTAAAACCGCCGGCAAAGAAGCGCCTCGAGGTGCCGCTGCACTTCGACGTTCGCGCCGCGCACGCGTTCGCGAATGACGCCCTCTCGCGCCCTCCGGAGCTGCCACACATCAAGCGCCCGAAGCCCCGCCGCCAGGTGGTTGCGCGCTTCGCCCTGCCGCTCGAGCTCTGCCCCACCACGAACAGCACGCGCCACGCTGACGGCCGCGCACTGGGGCGCCTGAAGAAGACGCTGGGGGACATGATGTTCATGCAGTACGGCGGCCGCGCCGAGGGCCCGCTGCCGGGGCGCGCGCAGGTGATTTGTCGCCGGTTCTCGAGCGTCGAGACCGACCCTTACGCCGACTGGGCAAAGTTCGCCGTGGACAAGCTCATGGTCGGGCGCAACCGGCTCGGGCTTATCCGCGACGACAAGGGTTCGGATATCGAGCTGCATCAGGTTTGGGAGCCGGCTCCGCCCGGCAAGGGCTGCGTGATTTTGGAGGTACGGGTTTAGTGGAAAACCGAGATTGCCCGCTGTGCTGTGACTGCGATCGGTGCCTGAACGGCAACGCCGGCGTGAAGGTCAAGGGCGCCGGCGTTGTGCGCCCGGCGCCGAAGCAGGCCAAAGCGGCGCGCCCGCGCGGCGTTGTCGCTGTGCTCACCACGCCTGAACCCGTTTGGACGGGGTGGTGACGTCATGAGCGACGGTTTCACAAAGCTTTTCGGGTCGTTGATTCACTCGACGATTTGGCGCGAGGCCGACCACGTTCGTCTCGTGTGGATCACGATGTTGGCGATGGTGAACCGGGACGGCGTGGTCGAGTCCTCGGTGCCGGGCCTCGCTGATGCCGCGCGCGTGAGCCTGGAGCAGTGCGAGGAGGCGCTGGTCAAGCTGAGCTCGCCGGACAAGTACAGCCGCTCCAAGGAGCACGAGGGGCGCCGCATCGCCGAAGCCGACGGTGGATGGGCGCTGTTGAACCACGCAGCGTACCGCAAGCGCATGAGCGCAGAGGACCAGAGGGAAAAGGGCGCGGCTCGCGTCCGGAAACATCGCGCCGCTCAAGCTCCTGCCCACCAAGCAGTCAGCCCTGTAACGGGAAGAACGTTACACAGCGTTACAGTAACGCCCGGTAACGAAAGTAACGACATAGCAGAGGCAGATACAAATACAGATTTAAATCCCCCTGTAGTCCCCCTGCCGGGGGACGCGCACGCGCCGGTTTCGGAGCCGGCAGCACAGCCAAAACGCAGCGAAAGAAGAAAGCCGCGCTGCGTGCTGCCCGAGGAATGGCGCCCGAACGAAGAGCACCTGAAGCGAGCGCGTGAGCTCGGGCTGAATTGCCGGCTCGAGCGCGACAAGTTCCGGAGCCACGCAGACGCCGCTGGTCGCGTGATGGCCAACTGGGATGCGGCCTTCACGACCTGGCTGCTCAACGCGCAGAACTTCGCCCCACGTGGCGCTGGCGCGTCCCAGAGCCGCGGCACCGCGTTGCCCGAAGAAGAACGCCGCCTGGTGCGAAACCGGCTGCTCGATGACGCCAAGGCCGGCCTGTACGGGCCGAAGGCAAAAGAGTGGGCTGATTCCGGCAAAGGACTCGCCGAGCTCGCCGACAAGCTCGAGGCGCAGCGCTCGCGCCCTAGCCCAGCTGTTCGTCAGCTCACCGAAGGGATCGGTGGCTGATGTCCGACGAGCGCTGGAAAACGGACAGCGACGATGCTCCCGCGTCTGCGCAGAGCTCCAAACCCACGTTCAAAAACGTGAAGCCGGCCTACGTCACTGCCGACGACATCGAGACTTTCATCGTGAGGTTTTGCAAAAAGATGGGCATCCCGCTGCACTCGAAGCTGAAAGAGAAACCAGCGCAGCAAGAACAGGAGTCGCCGAATGCGCCCACTGCTGAGGATTGGGATCGCGTGCTGCCAAAGCGCGACGAGGCGGCGAAATGAAGATGATCCGCGACCTATTGGAGCGCGCGATAGCGGCCAAACAGCGTGCTGAATCGCCGATCGCGCAACGAGCGTTCGACCTGGGCGCGTCTGGCGTCTCACCGCTGGCCGCGTGGACGTTGCCCGAGTTCGCAGGCTTTCGCGAAGATGCTGCCTGTTGGGCGCACTTTCACGCGCTCATCAAGCGTCCTTGGCGCTCGACGGTATGGGCGTGGCTGCGAGGTGAGTCGTGAGCTTCGGAGCGGCTCTCGCACTGCTCATGGTCGGCGTCTCCATCCGCCGGGCGAATTGGAGCGCCCACGTTGCTCGCCACCCGGATGTGATCCGACTCGTCTGGCGATCCGGGATTGCGACGCCCTGGCATCCGACCCCTGACGACCTTCTCGCGAACGATTGGCTGGTGGCGGAATGAGCAAGCGTGTTCGTGCTGAGCGAGTCACTGACTCCAAGTTCCGGACGTGCGGGCACGGTGGCTGCTCGTCGTTCGCCACGTTCATCCTGGTCGCTGGCGATCGGCAGCAGTGCTTTTGCTGCGCTCAGTGCGTTGCTGCCGGCGTGCGCGCTGGGACGCCTGACGGCATTGTCCCGCCACCGCGCCGCGGAGGCCCGCGTCCTGCAACCGAAGCGCTGGCGACGCTGCACGCCACCAAAAAGCGCTTCGAGATACGAGCGCTGATCACGGCGGATGCAAAGGATTGCGTCGTCGTCGACACGAAGGAAAAGGCGCGCGCGTATTTCGGAGATGGCCGAGCGGACCAAGAATTCGACACGCCACCGCCGCCGACAGTGTTTTATGTGGGCAGCGCGAGCTCTACCGTAATCACCGTCAAGAAAGCGTCGGGGCGCACGTGAGCACCGAGGCTTGGGCGACTGTCCCGCTGCTGGCAACGGCACTGTGCATTCTAGTTTGCTGGGCACGCTGCTCGCTATTGCTGGGCAAAGCGCAGCGCACAGCCACGCGCTTCGGCACCGAGCGCGCCGACAAGCTCGAGACGATTCTCGCTGCTCGCATCGAAGCCGAGGAGCAAGCGAAAGCGCAGGCATATTGCGAGGGATGGGAAGAGCGGCGCGCGTTCGAGGACTGCCTGCGCGAGGAAGAGTGGAACGCTCAAGCACAACAACTGAAGAGGATGGCGAACTGATGAACGACGACAACATGCTCGAAGAAAAATGCTCGTGCGGCGCGAGCTGCAAACTCGTGCTCCACACGGCAATCGGCGCCATCAGCGAGGCCAAGGACCTGCTCAATAGGTTCGACGATTGGCGCGCGCGCCACGTTCACTGTGTGCCCAGCGCTGGCGTTGCGAGGCCCATTCGTCCGCCGGCTCCGAACCCTCCGCCACCGAAGTGCGACGAATGACTCAGCGCACCGAAACTGAGTGCCTCGAAGCGATAGCGGCGTACCAATTCGTCAAGGGCGTCTTCGAATGGCTCGACGAAGATGACGACGAATTGGTGAAGCTCGAGCTGTATCCGCGTGGCGCGGGGAGCTGGTACGCTGACCTGCAATTCTGGGTCTGTAAGCGCGCCGAGTGTCTTTTCGAGACGACGGCAAAGACGAGGATCGAAGCGCTCAATAGGATTGCAACGTGGTGCGACACACAGATTCCAGGGCTGCGCGCAGAGCGCAAGAAGCTGATTCCGACTGGGAACTACTCGGCAGCCAAGATCGAGGAATATGCCAGCGGGCGGCTCGACCTTGAAGGTTTGCTTGAAGGGCGCACAGTTTCGCGCTTCGATGAAGAGAAGCCCCCAGCTAGCCGCTACGAGCCGGAGCACGAGGAATGACCGCGCTTGCTTGGTGCGCGCTCGCCATCGCTGTTGGCCTCCTGGTTCTGGCGGAGATTCGCCGTAGTAGCGCTGTGCGGGGCTCGCGGCTCGTGAGCGCGACAATACGCCCTCCGCGGCCGTTCCAGCCGCCCCCTACGCGACAATCGCACCCGACGGTGGCCAACGAAACCGGCGGCTGTCAGCGCCTCGACCCGAAAACGATCCGTGCCTGCGCTGCGGCGCTGGGCGCGAGCGGTGACTACTACCTCGAACGAGGAGAGGAATGGCTCCTGCAACACTTCGAGCTTTGGCAGCCTCCGCCTCCGCTCAAGGATGGCGAGCATGGGTAGCCAACTCCGAGCCCTACGCAAGCGCCTGCGCGCCAACCCTCCGCCGGCGAAGCCGGTTGGCAAACTTCACGCCAGCGACATCGATTGGAGGCCATGTGTTTCCGCCACTGCTGGAGCCAGAGGCGCGATCGATCACCATCAACAAGCCGCGCTGCGCGGGCTCGACAGTTGGCGTGCTTGAGCTGTTCCTTGCGGATGAGAAGCGCCCGCGAGCCTGAAACGCAAAAGCCCCGCGTGTGCGAGGCCTTCGGAACCTTGGTCGGGTCCCAAAGGAGTAGCGCATAAATGACACAGATTGCAAGAGCGGCCGAGCGGGTCTCGGCTGATCGCATTCACACTGCTGTTCCGAAGAACGGGGACCGACGCGCGAGCCGCGTTGGTCTCGACGACGATCTGGCCTGGTTCTTGGAGTGCGGGGGCGCAGCGATGGGCGAGCGCGGGACGCTCGGCGGCATCGTGTCTGCGCTCGAGCATGGCGGTCATGCTGGCGGCGTACCGCGCACCGATCTGTACGACGATCGGCAGCTCGGCTGGGGACGCAACGTCGTCGGAGAGGTCGAGCGGCACCGCTGGCTGCTCACGGCGTGGAACGCGCTAACGCCCGAGACGCAGGGCGTGCTGCTCGCGCGCTACATGCCACCGATGGCGCGCTTCCGGAGCGATGAGGGATACGGCGCGCGCGAGAAGTGGGCAAAAGACTCACATCCCGCCGGTCCGAAGCCTATTCAGCCGCTGGGCAAGCGAGGCAAGCCGATCCGCGAGAAGCAATACCAGGCTCGCCTCGCGCGCTGGGAACGCGTCTGCGCGCGCATCAGCCGTCAGGCGAAGCGCACCGGTGTCGAAGCTCGCCTGGGCGAGTGGGCGAGCCTTGCGCTGATTCTGTGCAGCCACCCTGAAAAGCTGCTCGCAGCCTGCAGCGACCCGAACAAGGGGAATCGTGAAATCCGGGCGGAGGCGCTGAAGGTCGCTCGAGCGGCGTCCGAAGCTGCTCACGCCGAATGGGCCGAGTCGAAAGCTGGCGCCGACCCGATGCGTACGCGTTTTGAGCGCGCGGCGGTGGCTCGGTGAAGCGCTGGCTCACGACGTCCGAGCTCGGTGACGCACTGGCCGCACGCAGTGCCAGGGTAGCGAAGCTATCCCGCTGGCGCCGCGCCGAGTACGCGCGCCGATTGGTCGAGCGAGCGGAGCGGCTGGAGAACGTGCGGTGCGTCAAACGTGTGGGACGACGTATGCTTGTCAGCGTGAACGCGCTGGCGATCCTGCTACCGACGGAAGTGGCCACCGTGGACCGTTTGGACGTTGCATTCGCTGATTTAAGACAAAGTCATCGCTTCTTGCGCGGCCAAGTGAATGGGCATGGATCCTTGCTAAGGGAGCACGGCAAGCGCCTCAAAATAGTCGAGAAAAAGGCAGCTATTCTGGCTAAGTGCCAGGCTGATCTAGCTGCCGCCGACAACGAATCTTGACGCAGTTTCGACGCACGCTCGACGCAGAGCCAGCCGCTCCTCTAAAAGATGGCGCGCCAAGGCGCGCTGTGATTTCACACTGCGCGAGGGATGATGTTCGAGAATCGGCCGACGCTCGCGGAAGAGGTTCATGCCTACGACCACCGCGAGAATCCTGCTGCCAGGCGCAGCGGTACACCGTCGACTCCGGCCGCTGCCCAGCGAGAGATCTGGGCAAGCGGCGCAGACTTCGTCCGAGGCCTCAACCGTCCGGGCAATCAGGTCGCTTTTCGAAAGCCCGCGGGTCGCCCGCGCTGAACGGCCCTGGTCGCGTCTCCAGCTCGAAGTGAGAGCCGAGTTCGTGGAAGCGCAGCGCTGGGCGCGTCGGTAGCGAGCCAAAATCAATGGTAACCGTCGAGTTCACAGGCGTGAAAGAGATGGTCGCCGGGCTGAAAAAGCTCCGGGCGCAAGCCGTCCCCTACGCCGTTCGAAACGCCCTAAACACGCAGGCTTTCGAGGCTCGAAAGCAGTGGGTCGGTTTCATCGAACGCTCGTTCGTGAACCGCAACACGTTCACGCAGCGGTCGATCCAAGTCGTCAAGGCAAGTGGGCTGAGCGCGTGGTTGATGCAGTCCGTTGTGGGCAGCACGGCGCCATACATGGGGCTGCAGGAAGACGGTGGCACGTCGCGCGGCAAGGGCGCGCACAAGGCCATCCCGGCGCCTACAGCAGCGGGCTTGGCAGCTGGTAGCCAGCGCACCAAGCTCGTACGGTCGCGCTTCTACCTCGGTGCCATCAACGCTCAGCATCCACAGCTCAAGGGTGACAGGAAGCAGCGCAACGCGATCGCAATAGCAGTCGCGCGCAAAGCCGGCCTGAAGTTCGCTGTGCTGGAACGACCCAACGGTGGCAAGGGGTTGTTCCTGCTAGGTGGCAGGCGTGGAGCAACCACAGCGCGGCTGCTGTGGGACATGTCCAGGGGTTCCGTCCAGGTACCAGGCTCCCACACACTGGAGCGAACGCTGGCCCACATGCTTACCCAGAGCGAGCGCATCTATCTGGATGCCATCGTGCAGCAGCTGCAGCGCAACGGGCTACCTTTCACGCTGTGATGCGGGACGCGCGACTGCCCGTGGCGCGACGTGTAGCGCTGACCGCTCGGCTTGTTTGGTTGCTTCTCAGTGCTGCTATAGGCAGCGAACAGCGGGCCTAATACCTCGTTTTAACGGCAAATATGCGATGAAAAAACATAGCAAAAACGTGGGAAAAATCATAGGTTCTGTGGAGTATACCCCCGTAACGTGCCGTTTAGATTCGCCACCGCCCCCTTTGAAAACATTCTGAGTCGACGACCGAAGTTAACCCGGCGCTGTTAACCGTTAACCGCCGCGCCGGTTTGGCCCTATCGGGCGTTGTATGCCCCAACGAACAATCTCCCGAGCCGAGCTCGCCAAGCTCGCCGGCGTTTCGAAGGCTGCGGTCACAAAGCAGTGCGCGAAGGGTCTCGCGCCGGCGGCCGTCGGCGATCGGGTCGACCTCGACCACGCGGCCTGTCGAGCGTGGCTCGCTGCGCGCGGCGTCAAAATCCCCAAGGCCGACCGCGCGCCGACCAGGCCGAAGAAACCGGCCTCCGTTCCGCCGCCTGCTCCTACCAAGCCGGCCGACAACCGCAAAAGTCGCTCGTCGAAACCGACCGCGCCCGGACCTGATGACGAGCTGCCAGAGCTCGAGTTCGGCGTTGGCTCGCCCGAGGACCTCGAAGCGATCGCCGAAACGATTCGCCCGCTGCTCGAGCGCTTCGGCACCGAGCGCGCCTTCCGCGATTGGCTGCTCGCGCTGAAGGAAATCGAGACCATCCGCGAGAAACGCCTCAGCAACGAAGAGGCGGAGGGTCTGCTCATCTATCGCGAACTCGTTCGGACCCACGTTTACGGGCGCATCGAGGCCTGCCACCGCCGCCTGCTCGGCGACGTGCCGAAGACTTTAACTCGCCGCGTGTACGCGCTGGCCAAAAACGGAACTCCCATCGAAGAAGCCGAGGCAGTCGTCCGGGAACTTGTCGGGTCGCAGCTCGACCCGATGAAGGTTGCCGTCGATCGGACGCTGAATGCGCGCGGAACTGATTGAGCGCCAGTGCGACTGGCTCGACGAGCGCAACCCAGAGCTGACAACGCGTCTCGTCATGATGACGCCCTCCCAGTGGGCGGAGTCATCGCGCTACCTGCCCCCACAGGCGACGCCGATGCCGGGTTTCTACCGGTTCGATGTCGCGCCCTACCTTCGCGAGATCGTCGACTGCTTCGGCGTTGACTCACCGATCCGGGAGGTGTCGGTGATGAAGGGCGCGCAGGTCTGCTTCACGACCGGCGTGCTCGAGAACGTCATCGGGTACGGCATCGCGCACATAAAAACGGCGCCCATGATGCTCGTCACCGCCGACGCGGCGATGGCGAAGCAGCGCATCGACACCTCGATCATCCCGATGATTCAGGAGTCGGGGCTATCGCACCTGATCAAGTCGTCCGACCAAGGCAACGGTCGAAAGACGGGGCAGACCGACAAGAAAATCGAATGGATAGGGGGCGGCTTCCTGCTGCCATTCGGCGCACAGTCGGGTAACAAGCTACGAAGCCAGCCGATCGAGATCCTGCTGCGCGACGAGATCGACGGTTGGCCGCTCACCGTCGGGCGCGACGGCGACCCGATGAAGCTGTCGGGCGCGCGCACGAATTCATTCGAGAACAGCCGCAAGATCGGCAACGGGTCGACGCCGACGATCGAGGGCATGTCGAAGATTTTCGACTGTTTCCAGCGCGGCGACCGGCGCTACTACAATGTTCGGTGCCTGCGTTGCGGGTTTCAGCAAGTGCTGCGCTGGAACCGCACCGACAATCTGACCGGCGCCGTGAGCGGCATCGTCTGGGACACAGACAACGGGCTGCTGATTCCGGGATCGGTGCGCTATATCTGTGAAAACCAGGGGTGTGGGCACGCGCACACCAACGACGACAAGACGCGGCTCCTTTCGCCGGACTACGGCGCTGAGTGGAAGCCGACCGCGACATCTGAGAACGCGGCGCACCGCAGCTACCACATTGGTGCCGCGTATTCGCCGGTCGGCATGCGTACCTGGGAAGAAATGGTTCGCAGCTACCTGGAGGCCTTCGACCCCGTAGCGCGCAAGGCCCGCGACATCGAGAAGCTGCAGGTCTTCTACAACAACGACCTCGGCGTCCCGTTCAAGTCCCAAGGAGAACGCGTCCGCTTCGAGGTTGTCTCCGCGCACCGCCGCATCGGCGTCTACAATTTCGGCGAGATTCCGAACAAGTGGGCAATTGAACATGCGGGTGGTCCGGTTGCGCTTCTGGTGTGCACTGTCGACGTGCACGCTGACAATCTTGCCGTCGCGGTCTTTGGCTGGTGCCGAGGCAGCAGGCCGTTCCTCATCGACTACGACCGATTCGTAGGTGACACGGAACAGCTCGATGACGAGGGCACGTGGGGTCGACTCCGGACGCTCATAGACACCAAAGAGTACAAGGCCGACGACGGCAAGCGGTACCGCGTCGCCATGACGCTGGTCGACTCCGGC